GACCTTCTCGGACACCAACTCTTCGATAAGATCGGCTAGCATCGCTTCGGTGAGGTCGATGTCTTCGTCTAAGTCTTCGGACATCGTCGAGGGTCCAGGTCCGGAATCCTTGGTGTTATTTCGTACGCCGGCAGCCAACTCAGCGTCGTTTCCTTCTTCGGAGGCGACGGGATCGGAAGGGTTGACTTCTTCCGCGCCGCTCTCTTCCAGAGCAATGTCTTCAGCCAGATCCAGAGCGTCGGTTAGGTCAGCCTCTTCGACAACCGCGTCTTCTTCGGCGAGTCGCTCTTTAAGCGCATCAAAATCGATCTCCACCATCTGTTCGACCGGGGGAGCATCGATCTCTTCGTTTGCAAAGGCATGAGGAACATCTTTAGCGAACTCCATCAGATCTTCACCGTCAGTTGTGTCCTCTTCTAGTTCTCCTAATCCCATTTCGTCCTGCTCCAAGAGAGTATCGAGGGCTTTTCTAACCTCTCCCGAGTACTTCTCCAATACAGCATCCTCCGCGTTTTTAAGGGCGGCTTCTTTGAGGGCTTTGGCATCTACGATTGCTTCTTCTAATAGTGAAGACATAAAATTAACTCCATATCTGATGACTTATCAGAAATAAATAGTTCCTAAGATGGGGAAATGACTAATAGTTGTGTTTTTGTGGTTTCTTACGCCGAGCCAGATGGTGGGGGTGGCGGCGGTGTCGGTGTGCCGGAAGAAACAAAATTGATTTTTGATTCAAGGATTATCGTCTTTAGCTCTTCTCTGGTTACTTTCATTGTTTTGCTCCGAATAATGATTTTATGCGTTCGAACTCAGTTTAGCCAGTGTTCTCCAGCGTCCCTGTGCTGAGATTATGATCACACACATACCGTTGGTGGGAATCTGTACACTACCTGGAACTGTGTCGTCTATGAACTCACCGGTTTGAGCCTTTATGTATGCTGAGTATCCGCCGTATATCTTCTTTACAGAATATATTCTTCCGGTTGAACTGGCCAGTGTTGGAAGTTGGATGTGTATATCACCATTGGTGCATTCACAATCTAGGTGGAAGTAGGAGTCATCTACATTTAAAGTATAAACTCCGGTGCCAGAGTTGTGCTGAACATAAGTGGTGGCAACCGATAGGGACCCGTTGACTGACAACATCGACAGCGGTGAAGTTGTTCCCACTCCGAGGCGGTCGTTAGTGTCGTCCCAGTGAAGGTTAGTATCTCCACCGAAGGCGCCCCCATTATTATACTGGATCTGTCCGTCGCTGCCGCCCGGGTCGGTGCTGCCGCCTCCACCGGAGATCCCTGTTAAGTTGGAGCCGTCGCCATAGAAAGCAGATGCTGATATGTTCACGGAGCTGCTGACGACAGATCCCGATGCCTCAAGAAGGGTTACTCCGCCGGCGACAAGTCCAATATAGTCTTCTTCGAAGTTAATATAAGTGTTGCCGTCGGCATCTACCGATTTCTTGGCGTAGATATCATCTTGTTTGGTCGGTCCGTTGCTGTATTTATATGACATTGTTTATATAACTCCTACCAGGCTCTGCCGGCTATTTGATACCATACATGGGTACCTGAGGATCCAGACTGGGCTACTATCGTGGACCACCAGTTATTGCCGGCGATCGCTTTGAAAGCTGTGGATGTCTCTATCTTGTCTCCAGACCCTGTGGCGCCTGTAACATTTATTGCGTATGTACCAGCGTTGTTGCCAATATCTTTGATGGTTAGTTCTAATCCATGCGTTGCGGCACTTATTGCGGGGAGAATAACCATTGTTGATCCCGTGAGCGCGCTGGTATCGACTGGGTATACTCTATAAAACGGGGATGCGATGGTATTAGTATATCCTGTCAGTTTTGTGCCGAAAGATATTTGCTGCGCGCCGCCAACCGCCAGTCCGCCAGAAAGGAAGAGCGAGTTAGCACGGAGATCTTGATCGGCGGTGGCGCCAAACATGATGGTGCCGTCATCCGAAGTCAAGACTTTGTTGCCTTCGAAGTTGAGACCACCGAACCTTGCCGTGGCACCCATGATCGCGGCGGAGCCGGAGATCTCACCACTACTATTCAGGTGAGCTGTATGGGCGCCGCCGCCGGTGTGACCAGCAAGGATATTACCGATACTCAATATGGATGCGCCGCCGGTGTATACACTGCTCACGTTAAGACCGACGTCCGAAGAGCCAGTGATCGAGACTGCCGCCGAAAAGTTAGACTGAGCGCCGTTGACTTCGATACCATTCTGTGATGTGAAACCACTCTCCGCGACGGCGTCGCCCGTGAAAGTTATGTTAGCCCCCTCTATCAGCGTTTCGCTCGAAGCACTAACCTGAATTACTCCGTCGTTGTTGGGGGCGTGGATCGTCAGAAGGTCCTGATTTCCGCCGCCCATATTGACATAGCCTCCGGCGATGAGAATCGATGTGTCGGTCGAGCCGGGGGTGGCCGCGAAACCAACTGAGCCGAGACGTCGACCGGCGCCTCCAAAGATGCTGTCGCCTGTAGAAGAACTAAGGACTAAAGATGCTGCGTTATCGCCGGTTTCCGAAATCTTAACCAAGCTTGAGGAGGGGTTTATTGACAAGACGTCGTGAATATAGAGAGTTTCGCCATTTTGTCCTGTTGACTGATTAACAAAAGGTACATAGAATGTAGCGTTGGATGCATCTGTGGTTGTGTCGACCGTGTCGGAACTTAAGCCCGTGAGATTAGAACCATCACCATAGAAAGCAGACGCAGAAATATTTGCTGACGATGAAATGTTGTTATTTCCAGAACTTAATACTATACTTCCCGGTGAGTTAAAGTCTAGATTTGATCCGTTGTTTGTAATTTTGGCTGTATTTGACGACCCATTAAACGAGAGCGAATCTCCCGATTGAAGTTGCATCGGCGCATGCACCTGAATTGGCGAGCAGCCGCTAAGGTGGGTGACTGAGGCGGTTCCGTCGCAGACGATCAAGTTGCCCGAAACATAAGTGTTGTCTGTACTCGTTGTTCCTAAAATCATATAGTCATTAGAAGAGGTAGTATTATTATCAATAGTTATAAATTGTTTACCCCCGGCAACTAGCGCCATAGAATCAGAACCTGCAACTCCAAATTGCAGATATGTGTTAATGTCACCGCGCGATATAAGATATCCGCCACCACTGCCATTCCCAAATTCTACATTGCCATTAACCGAAAGAGCATACGCGGGCGAATCGTGACCGATTGCGACTCGACCTGAGCCCGTAACAAACAACACGGGACCAGTTTCGGTCAGCCCATCGACACGGAACAGTGCTTCATCGCCAGAAGATGAAACGTGCAGGGTTGCGCCTGGAGCACCACTCGTTCCAATTGACAGGCTGCTGGTTGTGTAAGCGTTAGATGAATCAAGTTCTGTAAAGATGCCGCCCCCTCCGCCGCCGGGTAGGTTCGTCAAGTTCGACCCATCGCCATAGAAAGCAGAAGCAGAAACATTTACGCTGGCGGAAATATCACCCGTCACTGATAAAGCATGGTCCGGGTTTATATTATTGATTCCCACCATATTGGCGGAAGACGAAATGAATACTGTGTTATCCTGAACAGAACAGTTTGTGTCGTTTCCGACGAAGAGATATCCCGTGTCTAAGTTGGGGGTTGCGTTTGCGCGACCGGGACCAGTGATCTTAATCTGCCCGTCTCCGCCTCCGCCATTACGAACAATCTCACCCATGTTCTGAATAAAGTTAGAGCTTCCTGTGGGACGAGTTGGTGTTAAGCTTCCCGACGTTCCACCGGATCCTGTCTGAACATATGCTGTATCTCCAACGGCAAATGTTTGTCCGTAAAGAGAAGTAAGGTTTAGATTCTGTAGGGATCCGAAGGTGACGATCTGAACCGAGGCACCATTTGTTGCGTCCTCTCCAGCCAGACCAAATGCTGGCATCTTGTCTTCATCATCACAGGCGGCTAGTGCTACTGTCGGGGTCTGTCCCGAAACACCCTTGATATAGATCGCTTGTCCCTTTGAGATCGAAGCCCCTTCGTCGTTCACTGCTGGGAAACGGACGGCGCCCTCTAAGTCACCATAAAACTCATAGCTGTCAGCGAGGCGGACGTTGCCGGTGACCGTCAGGTCTAGGGAGGAAGTGTTCCATGTTAGCGCTTGGGAGCCACTCAAGTCGCCGCTAGCGGGAGTATCATATCTCCACTGGATGGCGAACTCTGGTCCGTCTGCTACATTGACTGCAGATGCTGTAATCCCCGTCAAGTTCGAACCGTCGCCATAGAAGGCCGAGGCTGAGATATTGATTGATGCTGATATATCTGTGGTGGCTACGGTTGAGCCGTCCCATGTTAGATCTGAGGATCCTCCGAAGGCTCCCGCATTGTTAAACTGAATGTTTGTGTCTGCGCCGCCGGGTGTTCCAGATGCGCTTGAGCCACTTACGTATGCCCAACCTTGATTTTGAATAGCCATTAAAATATGCTCCTGCTCTTATAAATAGATTCCCGAATGCAAAAAGGGTGGGTACCCCGAAAGATACCCACCCTTAAGTGTTAGCAGAATTAATCGGCTAGTCTAGGACTATACGATTCTCCACTTGTCAGAACCGACATATACCAATGAAACAGCGGCATATGGGGATTCGAGGACGAGTGCCGAAGCACCATCAATGTCCTGGGAACCAGCAGCACTGATTGTCATGGTTGCACCACCCGGGAGGGCGGCAGCCTTGACACTAACCTGATCACCGGCATCCGGGGATGCTGGCAACGTCATGGACTGAGCCACGCCGGAACCGAGGTCCGCAGCGTAGTTGAGACCCTCAACGAGAGTACCACCATTGCTCCAAGCAGACGGAGCAACAGCGCCATCAGAAGAGAGCTGACCGTTGGTAGCAGTTAAACCTGCACCAGCGATCTGACCGATGATGGTTGCCCAAGAGCGGCTCTTGAGAGCGCCATCAGAAGCATCACGGTAGTACATTGCATCAGCAGCGATATCGAACGCAGAGTCGAGATCAGCAGAGAACTGAACCGAAGCATTGCTCAAGTCAATCGCACCGTCAGCTGTGATAGCTGCCATTGTGGAAATACCATCAACGTTCAGCGTGGAGCTAAAGTCAGCAGTAGTACCATCGATGGCGTCAAGATAAGCAGTACCATCAATATAGATGTCCTTAAACTTCTTGTCAGAAGCACCGATATCAATAGCGTCATCGCTCGACGGATAGAAGGTTCTCGGGAAAACCACACCCTTCTGACTACCAGAAGTGTTGATCTTCAAGAAATCTCCACCAGAGCCCGTGAACATCAAGAGTGCACCGTTGCCGGAGAAGCCGTCAACGCCGTCTTTGATCTGCCAAGTAAGTGCATTGGCTGTCTGATTTAGAGAACCAGCGTTCCAAGTCACTCCGTCGCCAGAAGCATTACCAAAGGTGACGTTTCCATTGAAGGCTGCAGCCTCGTCAACGGTGAGATCACCGCGAACCTGTGTGCCAACACCAGAAGCTGCAAGCTTTGTATCGCCCGAAACGTCCATTGTGCTGTTTGCGTCGATTGCGCCAGAGAAGCTAGCTGCTGCCAAAGTGGAAGCGCCAGATACACCGATTGTAGAGCTGAACGATGCAGCCTCGTCAACGGTGAGATCGCCGCGGACCTGTGTGCCCACGCCGGATGCGGCGAGCTTAGTGTCACCAGACACATCAAGTGTGCTGTTGAGGTCAGAAGCGCCGGCAATCGTGATACCAGCCTGCAAGTTCATTGCACCCTGGAAGTCGGAAGTGGAGTTAGCGTCGATTGCACCAGAGAAGCTAGCTGCTGCCAAAGTGGAAGCGCCTGCAACATCAAGAGCATCTGCCATCTCGACTGAGCCTGCGAACGCAGCGCCGTCGGCGGAGACCGAGAAAATGTCGCTGCCGTCAGCGGCGTAGACGCTCATCGCGCCGTCGGCCAGGTAGGAGCTACCACTAGCAGAAGAAGACACGTACAATGACAGATAACCGTCATTTTCGGATCGGTCGTCTGTATAGCCAAGCGCTGCCTGGTCTTCGAGTTCGCCGGCGGAGCCGACGGTGATCAAACGACCCTGCGTGAGGTCAGAGACCTTAGCAGATGCCAAGACAGTTGCGCCAGCAACAGCGAGAGCTGCCTGCAAGTTTACATCACCCTGGAAGTCTGCAGTCGAGTTTGCGTCGATTGCACCAGAGAAAGATGCTGCTGCCAATGTGGAAGCGCCATCAACGTTCAGAGTGCTGTCGCAATCGACTGCGCCCTGGAGGTTGGAAGTGCTGCTGTTAATGAGAGCACCATCCATTGTGATAGCTGCCAAAGTGGAAGCGCCATCAACGTTCAGAGTGCTAGAGAAATCAATCGCACCGTCAGCTGTGACAGCTGCCATTGTGGAAGCGCCATCAACGTTTAGGGTGCTGTCGCAATCGACTGCGCCCTGCGCGTTAAGGGTAGACTGTAGTACAACAGCGCCCTGGATGTTCGCAGACGAGTTAGCGTCGATTGCGCCAGAGAAGCTAGCTGCTTCCAAAGTGGAAGCGCCAGCTACGGCAAGAGTGGACTGCATGTTAACTGCGCCGGCGATGTCAGCAGAGCTGTTTGCATCGAGAGTGCCGTCGACACGGAAGTCTTCTTCCTGTCGTAAGGAGCCGCTCATAATTGCGTCTCCGAGTTGGAATTTGTATGCCATTTTTTAAATCCTCCTATAGATTAAATGACGAAACGCGTGGAAAAAACAAAAAGGTTTGGGGGTATCACTATCGGAGGAAGGAGTTGCTAAAAATATATACCCACACTCGTTTCACATAACATATAGCCTTAGACGAAATGAAAAGAAGAATATTCTATATTATTTATTTTTAGTAAATGAACCAGTTTGTTCCGTTAGAGTAGATAAGTACTGAACCATACGGAGATTCTATGTGGGCCGCTGATTCGCCGTCTATTGTTTGAGATCCCGACGGGTCCAATAGAATAGTGTCGGACGCTGAAGCATTACCACTCTCATCTTTTATAACAAGGACCTGTCCTTCTGCAAATAACGTAGCATTAAGTTCTATTGCTGTGGGCGTGCCTGTAACTGCCAAGAAGTATTCTGAGGCTGATGCTGTGTGGCTCGTTACGATTGCTGTTCTTGCATGTATTAACCCCGAATCAACCGTGAGGTGATTGTTTGCAGAGTTGTATAGGATGCTTGCGCTGCCGCTGATCTCCCCTGAGACCGGGGTATTCACGCGGAACTGGAGCGAGCCGACTGGTCCGTCTGCTACTTCGACGGCGCTGGCTGTTACGCCCGTTAGGTTGGAGCCGTCGCCATAGAAGGAGGAGGCTGAGATATTGGCGGAAGCAGTTAGCGCTCCTGCAATTGCTACGGTAGTACCATCGAATGTAAAATTAGATGAGCCCGCAAAATCGCCGGAACTGTTATATTGTATTTGTGTGTTGGTGCCTGCAGCGGCAGTTGTAATTCCGGTTAACTTTGATCCATCGCCATAGTAAGCTGACGCCGATATATTAACAGAGGCAGAGAGATCGCCAGTGAGCGATAAGAGACTACTTGCAGTTAAGAACAAAAGTCCGGCTTCGCCACCAAAGTCTCCGCCGCCTGCATTAAACTGTACAGATCCCACGGGACCATCAGCACTCAAGCCCGTAGCAGATACTGTAAGATTCCCGTTGGGACCAGTGTCATCGAGTGTGATACCTGTACCTGCCTTCAACACTCTTTCGTTGGGCAGCTTGGCTTCAGAGTTCACCGTTATATAGCTGGCGGCGATTGGAGGGAACGGGGCTGTTCGGGGTGTTTCATCTCCGGAAGCTACCTCAAACTCTTTTTCTCTTTCGAGTCCCGGCATAACTTTGAAAACGCCCTGACGAGCGCGAATACAGTCAGCTGTAACCTGGAACTTGTGCTCGACTTGACCGAATAGAAATCGTGTATCGTTATAGAGTCTTACAATCTCGTAGAACTCGTCGCCATATTGAACAAAGTCACCAACGCGGACATAAAGGTTTTGGTCTTCGACTAGGCGGCGGCGGTGAAAGTTGACAGTAAGCTTTGTTTGGTATTCATATCCGAACTTCTCGTTGGTCTGTTCGTTTTCGACCACGACGTAGGCATATACTCGGATTGGTGGGAGAGATACTTTCTCAACTGCTTCTCCATATGTTTCATTAAAGTTGGATTCTTCTGCACTTATCGCATAATAAGCAATCGGTTGTCCGATAATACGCTCGGACAGTTCATCATTAACTTGTTTTACTAGGTCACGTTCTTTTTTACCAAAGAACATGGGCGCTGGTGGGGCGGCCGGTTGGTTCCACTTATGTTTCGGATCTGACATTTAGCTGCCCCCTTTAAGAGTAAATATCTCCTTACCCGACAAGAGCCCCTAAAGATCCTGACCAATTTGATCCTTCTGGCGAAACAGCTCTGTTATTGATGCTTATGGACTCAATCCCAGTGAGTCCGGCGCAGACGTCGACATCGTCGCCTCCGGAGAGATGAATCTCAGTGATCTTAACCTCAAGACGAGGTGACATAGTACCGGAGGGAACTGTAATATAGTTATCGCCCGCAACTCCTAGGGCTGAAAAGCCAACTTTGCAGGGGACGGCTGTGTTGTTTGTTACTGTCACCCAACTTGTTACGGTAGGGAAAGAAATTTGGACTGGACTTGTGGCATCGATGCCGCCCGATACATATGGGGCCCCTGATACTTGAAATGATCCAACATTTCCTAACCCTGGTTTGTAATTATAAGTTGACATTCTCTATCTCCGTCTAATAAATAGATACCCGAACACTGTTTTATCTAAACAATTTTCGTTCACGTTTTCTTTCTAGCTTGCGCTGCTCTCTGCGTGCTGTCTCAGATTTAACTTTTTTCTTGATGGAGGGCTTGATATAATGATCAGTCTTTTCACGATATAACTTAACAATACCTTCCTTTTTGCATTTGCGATTAAATCTTCTGACTAGTTTCTCCGAGGTCTCGCCTCTTCGTAAGCTTACTCTAATGTTTGTGGCCACGGATTACCTGCTTTCTTTCTTTACTTTATTCATGTGCGCGCCCCAACTGGATCCGACAGACCCAAACAGGTTGCCAATGTCCACGCCGGCGTCAGTGGGATTCTGCCCAGACATAGGGTTCGCTTGCTGATTAGGGCTTCCTTGGGCAGGGGCAGGGGTTGTTCCCTCAAATAAGTTAACACCGTTAAATGCTTCTCCGCCAATGGCAGACATTAACTTCGCTCTGTGTTCCTTGAGCTTTCCGGACTGCTCTTTGCTAAATGCATTTCGCTTCATCCTTTCGGCTGTGGGGTCGGTCTTAGGTATGAGAGTTTCCACGATTGGTTGTGGTGCTGACATTCCTCTGACCACTTCGGCAATGATGCCGGAGATTAAGCCGTCTTCCATTAGTGATTCTTTTATACACTCACTAACGATTGGCTTGATTAATTTTTTAAACTCTGACTTTTTCATAGGATAACTAACTTATTTTACTCTTCTTGGGTCATTTCTCCTGATGCGACAGCCTGTAGAAGGGCTCCCATCTTGTTGCTGTTCTCCACCTCCGCCTCCGCCGATTTGACAGCGACGTCGCGAAGATTAGCTATAATTTTTTGTGCTCCGGCGGAGTCTTCCAGTCCGAGGGCTTTGAGATCGTCTTCCATATCATCGATGCGCTTGGTCAACTTAGCCTGTGCATCCTTAAACACTTGTTCTATTTTCTTCTTGTGAAGATCGATGATCTTAACTTTTTTGCCGTAAGCATACTTTCCCTTAATGGCTCCTGCTTTACCGGCTGCGTCCACTTCTCCGCCTTGACCTAACGCTGCTCGTTTCATGGCAGCCGCCCTTGCGCCGACTGATTTGCGGGCAGCGCCGGTGCCGCGGAATAGCCCAGAGGCGGTCGCTTTGAATTGGTCCCATTTTCCCTCTTCGATCGCAATATCAATCTCTTCGTTGATAATCTGTTTTAACTCTTGCTTTGAAATTTGCATTTTTTAATCTCCTATAATGCTATTCATCAAATTAATGATCTTATTGTTCTTCTCTACTTGCTCATTCATGATCTTACTTTCTGATAGTGACATGAATGCGTTCGGGGTTGAGGGTTCCGACACAATGTCAAACGCAATCAGCTGGAAGTCGTCCTCAACATATGTTTTACCACGTTCGTCTCGTACCGAGCCCAAGCCTCTAGACGATATACCAATCTTTACATTAGCCTCTATAAGGGACTTCAATATCTGTCCGGCAGGTGTGGTCAGGACTTTGATCTTGCCCATTACTGCCGGTCCTTCCATCCAGATCTTTGTAACCATATGCGAAACGTTCGCGAGGTTCACGATGGAGGAATCTGGGTGGTCAAGTTCTCCCAACGCTCTGTTGTCTGCTACGACTTTATTATACTTTCCGATCTCTCTTGAAAGAATCGGAAGGGGATATACGCGACCGTTGCCGTTTTCGCACTCAGCTTGCTGAAGTTTGCCGGATAGGATGAGTCCGCCTTCGCGGACAAACCCCTTCTCGGCTTCCGTCAGTAAATCCTGACAGACGCCACCTTCGCATAGTTCATAGTATTCTCGGAGAAGTTGGGGCACTGTTTATTCCTTATTTCGAATGTTTCGTGCCGAGGGGAATGTGTCCAAGACCCGGTACCGTGCGGGCAGCGCGGAGCTTGTCGGCATCGATCTTTGCCATAGCCTCTGGATCGGAAATCCTCTTCGCAATCTCGACCCACTTAGCAGGCTTATAGCGCCCACTAAGGGCGCGGAGCCTTTTTTCGCTCCATCCCAAAGCCTCAGAAGCTTTTATGATAAGCTCGTCTTGGGCGGCCGGGTCGCCTTCACCTGCGCGTTGAGCGAGAGCTGTGAGGCTTTCGAGATCTGGTCCTTCCTCAAGCGGCGAAACAGCCTCTCCGCGATTCACTGTCTCGTGCAAGAAGTACCTTGGATCTATTCGTTTTACATTTTTTCTGCGTGCCATTCTCTTATTCCTTTTTAAAGTTTAACGTGGGGACTCTCGCCCCCACATAAAATATGCTACCGGAGCAGCATCTGCGTACGCGTGGGATATTACGTTTCTTCATGATTCACCTCCCTCTGGGACATCTTGATCCCGTAATCATCGACCACCATGCTTAAGAAGTATGATGTCCCTGCGCTTATACAGCCACACAAGAATGCGTTAACGGCTGAATATTCAAATGTAAATAGTTCCGTATACGGACTTACGCCCCATAGAAATACGCCAACCCAGAATCCCATGCACAAATGGCAATGGAATAAACGACCAAAGCCGCCCATTGATTTGCAAGGTGGTCGGATCTTATTGAAGATATGTCCGTGTATAATAATAAATGTCATGCCGTAAGCGGCGAGTATAAAGTGTAGTAATTCCATATTAACTTTCATCTTGTCGGACGTCCGGGTCATCTATATCCGGGTGGGCGCCGAGTTCATCTTGTAGGTCTTTTTCAAGTTTGTGATTTAGATCCGGAAGCGGAGAATCTGGGTCTGCTGTTTTGGCGAACCTTATTACAGCTTTCGCCCATTTCTTCAACTTTTCTTTATCTAATAGCTGTTCATACTCATCTTCTATGTTCAGAATCTCAAAGCCTGGAAGTGTTGTTGCCATAGAATCATCCATTCCTATTATATCGTCTACCACAAAAGCACCTATTCGTCCGCCGTGAGACTTTGCTTTGTCAGCTAGCCACTCAACGGCACGGTCGGATCCTGATTCTAGTGCAATTTGCATTTCGTCTGGGATCCAGTCTAGGACTTCCTCTACACTCTCTACTGCTGACATTATGTTTTTTATTTGATTTGTCGCTACTTTAAATCCAAACCGCGCCAACGTCTTTCCAATACGTGGCCACTTATTAGCAGCCACCGAAAGCGTTATCTTCTGGGCGAGTTCGCCCCAAGTCTCGGGGTTATTCGCGTCCTCAGTTACAAAAGCGCGCCAGTTCTCCATTATGAGTTTCATCTCACTCATGGTTTAATACCGATTGCGGAGTGGGTAGTAGTAGTAGCCCGGGCGCATCGAACCCTTCTCAGCATACGATGGAACCTCACCATACTCGGTAGAGTCACGATCAGAAGGATGAACAAACATATCTTCAAGTCCTTTCTCGTACTTGTCGGCGATCTGCTCGTGCTGTGCTTCGATTTCTAGGAACTCGGCAATAACAAATGTGGCAGCCTGAAGTGAGTTAACTTCATCGTTTTCAAAAACGACAGCTTCAAGGGAACGAAATACGTTTCCGCCCTGGATCGAAGATCGGTCGACAATACCTCTATCTGCTAGAAGTTCCAGTAATCGATTCTGAAATTCATAAACGTCCTCTGTAGCAACGGTCTTGGGAAAAGTTGTAATCTTCATTGAGGATGGTACCACGGCAATATCAATCTTTTGATGATCCATGATAAGTAAGGAGCCGTCAAGGGCTCTTCTGGCCTGAAGTTCTACGGTTGCATCAGGTCCGCCTATGTGGATTTTAATCATTTGCTGACAACTCCTTGACTAGCTCTTGTGTCTGCAGTACCTTATTTAGATCGGTATCGGTGAACTCGCGCTTCCGAAATTCTTCTAGGTAGTTATTTATTCCTTCAAGCTTCTGTGAAATGAGGGTTTCCTCTGCAGATTGCTTAGCTTCTGCCACTAGTGCTTTGAGTCGCGACAGTTCTTCATTAAGATACACGCGGAGTTCAAAGCCCTCATCGGCAAAGCTGGTGATGTATCGATTAAGCAAATCCTTCTGCTCTTTAAGGAGTCCTGTATATTTGCTGTTAAACTTCTTTATGAACGAGTGATAAGTAATATTATCAATTGTCTTCAGTTCATCAGCAGCATCTCCTGGAGACGTCATCTTCTCGATGATCGCCTGCTCAAACAAAACCTTCTTCTTGATTGACATCTTCGTATTAAATATAGCATTAACCGAGGCCAGAGATTTAAAGTTTGGTACGAAGTTGGACCATGTTGTTTGTCCGAGGTTCTTGTTGATGGCTGCAATGATCCTTGACTGCGCACTAAAGACTGCGTTATTGTCAATCTGTGCATGTGCGAACTTTGTTTCCTGTAGCAGTCTTTCGGCGATGTTTGGTTTGATATCTTCAGACTCAAGCAGAATCTTATAGAGATTCAATTCTTGGGTGAGCACCGAGCCTGCATTGAAGTGTTCTTTCACCAGGGAAACAACTTTCGACTTTCTCTTGCTGTTCTTATCAACGATAGCCTTTGTTAACTCTCGTGAGAGCGTTTCGTAAATAAAGGCAGTATTTCTTTTCTTATTGTGTTTCATCTTTTTTGTCCTCTTTACGTTCCATCGCTTCGACTAGGCGGCGTACCTTTGAAGTATTCCTAAACAAAACTGCTTCGTCGTCAGTATAAGTAGGTTGCTGTTGTTCTTCTAGACCTGACCATACGTCAGCGGCTGTAAATCCTCTAATATTACTAGCCCCCGGGGGTGTTGTGGACCGATCGGAATGTCCGGCTAATGCTTCACTGGTGTGGAGAGTCTTTATCCTTCTGCTTCTTGGTCCGGAGCCACCCTTGGCGCGTCTGTCTGCGCCCGGTCGTTTCTTATGTCCTGTACCTTGCTGTCCGCTTTTTTGCGGGAGGTTTTTCTTTCGATTGTCTTCCCGGCGTCCGGGTGTTGCCAAGAGGGCAGAGTCGTCGCCCTCTCCTTCTCCTCCGAAGTCTTCACCTCCGAGGTCTTCCCCTCCGAGATCGACGTCGCCCTCGCCACCGAGATCGAGGTCGCCTTCGCCTCCGAGATCTCCCATGCCACCGCCGGCTGCGTCCATGGCTCCTTCTTCAGCTAGTCCTTCAAGAGTCTGCTGGTACTTGCGATCATAGAATGTCTCTCGCTGATTGCGGAGGAATTCGGTGTCCGTCATGCCGAGAATATTGTGAGCAATCCAACGTTTGCTGTAAGTTCCTTCGGGGACGCCGGCGGCTGTGTCGAACTTGGTCTTCAGATATTCAAGTTGTTGTAGTTCCGCCAAACGTGACGGGTTATTGAGTGTTATCTTAAATGACAAAAGGTCTTGCCCTCTGTATCCCAGCGTGTAGAGGTGGACAATGGCCATCTTTTCAAGCTCAGCTACTATTGATCGCTGCAGTCTCGTGATTGTGCGCGCGAAACGAATATCCTTCTGGGCTAGAGTTGTTTTATCTTCATCGGCGCCCTCTAAGTTGGTGAGGTATGCTTGCGGAATCTTAATCGCTGAGAATAGTTTATCGCGGAGATACTTAACATCGTCAATATCGTTGAGACTCGAGGCGCCAGCTAGTGACTTGATATCAGACCCAATGCCGCCGCGCATTGGAATGAAGTAATCCTCTTCTAGGGAGAGCGGGTTGTAGCGAAGGTCGACGCGACCTGTGTTAGCATCAACAAGCTGGTTGCGCTTCATCTCGGTCTTAACTTTCTCCATGTACTGAGGTACATCCTGTGGAGGAATGTTGCCAACGTCGATTTGAAAGATACGGCGTTCCGGGGCACGGACGACGCGGTAGGCAATCATCGCGTCCTCTAGCAAAACAAGCTGGCGCCAGATGCGGCGAGCGGGGTCGAGGACCGAGGTACCATATGGAGAGTATCGGTCGTTACCCAGGATGCGGAAGTGGGCAACCTGCCAGTTTTCGAAGGTCATGCCTGCGCCGTTCCACTGGTACTGAACGTAGTTTGGGTTTGACTCGTCTTGTCCCTCTAATCTCTCAACCTCGTTGTTGGGCATGCCGATCACTGATGTGATGCCCAGTTTCTCGTCGATGTCGAGGTAGAGGAAGAAATCGCCGTACTTGCACATGGAACGCGCCCAACCGAAACAGTTGAACTCAATGTTGAGGGCATCGTAAAAGAGTGACTCAAGAATAGTCTTAATCTCATGGTTCATGCAATCGATGTTCAAGAGACGATCATAATCGTTAGCAGTCGTCATCTCATCCGCATAGATATCAAGTGCTGATGCGATCTCCGGCATGTACTCCATCTGCTCAAAATCGATGTAGCGTTCTGCGCGGTTCTGGCTGCGGAATGCAGCCGACGTCATCATATTGTAGTTCTGGGAATAGTTGTTGTCGGAGCGTTTGAACTCCTGCCCACTCATAGAACGGAATCGGAAGCGATACTTATCGAGGTTGTTGCGGCGATCCTGTCGTGCTACCTGTGTACGGTAGTTAACGATTGGTCCCGATAGGAGACGGGTTAGTCTCTTAAATAAGGGTGACGCGGGGTTGCGTGGGTTTTTCTCATTATTGTTAGCCATTTTTTAGCCCTTTATTAAACCAGAGTATTGCTCATTGAAGCGCACGGCCTCGCTGTTCCTTTGGTTTTCCTTTGTAACTTTGTGCCCAGTCTGTCCCGGGATCGTTGTAGAGATACTGGTGGAAGCACAAGAAATGCCGCCAATGAAACTCTTGCTATATTCTATACTTTTTTGACTTTCGATAATCACTGTGTCTCTCACCCAACAACCAATTGCAAACGACATAACCAAATCATCGTTGTAACTTCTCATCGCCTGGGGTCTGCCATGGTGCCAAATAAAGGTTTTCATTTCGGACAACAAGCGATTAGAGTTAATAGTAATTAGTTTGTTTCTCATGAACTCTTCCATCTTGGCAACAATCAAAGGTCGAGTCTTAGAAGAAGTTGTAAATCCCGGGATTGCATTGGATTGCCATTGCGCGGTTACGGGATCGATGTATTGGTGGTCTCCTTTAGTAGAATAGTATAAGTTAGGATACTCTTTATCTTGAAGTTTTTTAAGTACTGCGAAGCCAATATTGTTGTTTTCTATCACAACCATAGGGTTGTTGTATTCGGATGCCACATTGTGAAGTATATCGGCGAAGTCATCTGGCGTGGGTTTTCCGATGTATTCGGCTACTTGGCACAGATCATCAAGCTGAATAATGTGGAAGGCGCTGTTGTCTTTGCCATCGCCGCGCGCAACATCAGCTACAATTAGATATGATTTTTCTGGATTGTGTTTTTCCCAGATCCAATAGTTTCTATCAAACCCAGTACGATACTCCGGGGCGATCGCTTTTTCAAGGTACCACTGTATGTCGTCGGGATGAATGACTGTCTCGCCTGAGACATTGAAGTTACATTCAAGCTCTTGTGCGATCTGTCGCTTGGACATATTCTTGGTTTCTTTTTCAAACCATTTCTTATCTCTATCGGGGTGGACGTCCCATAAGAGGGTGGTCATGTGGAAGTCGTTCGTTCTATTCTCGGCTTCAACGCAGTTTTGGTGGAACCAGTTGCCAACACCATTTGGGGTTGAGAGGGCGATGCAGCGACCACCTGTTGATAGTGTGGGATATAGAGCGGTCCACAGTTCATCTAGGCGTTCAACGTGGGCGGCCTCATCGATGATTAGTAGTGATAACGCTTCAGAACGTCCAGCGTCGCCAGATGTCGATGAACTTTTAATTTGGGATCCATTGCCAAGCTCGAAAGAGGTACGGTTATCGATAGTGATATCCGAGATTCTCATCCAGTCGGGCAAGTTCTTGATTATTGCTTTGACTTTTTTAACTAAGTTTGTGGCTGTCTGAAGTTTTGTTGCCACAACAAGGATATTCTTGTCGCGATGAAAAAGCATTAGCCATGCCACATAGGCAGCTGTGATTGTCGAGATACCTAGCTGGCGCGCCTTAAGGATAATATTAAAACGATAATCGTTAAAGTCTACAAGAAGGTCTTTTTGATAATCAAAAGCCTTAAAGGGAATAAGCCCCTTCTGGGGGTGAGAGATACGACAATAGCTTGTAGTAAAATATACCGGGTCTTTGCCGGCCTTCACGATTTCTTTTAATATCTCTTTCTTAGTAAGAGCTGCCATTATTAGATCTTCACATTAGAAGGCTTCTTGGCTTTGTCTCTCCCCATTGAAAGAAATTCACGAATTGCTGAATCGAGGCGCTCTTCATCGGTGCCTCCATTAACATCTACAACGTCCGTCAATCCGCCGATACGATAGTCGCAATGCGCCTGTACGTCCGTGCGGTAGTTGGATATACGCTGAACTAGAATAGAGGAGTCACCCTCCTTCGTCAGCGTAAGAGAGTTGCCCGTGATAGCTTTGTATTCTTTCTTCAGGAACTTGACGATCTCCTGAATCTGGCCTTCGATGTCGCCTTCAAAACCTTTGTCTTGGACTTCTTTGATTCTTGTCTCTGCTTGATATGTAACGCGGAGGATGGGACCGTGGAATTGAACCCCAAAGCCATCCATCACGCGGCGGTCATTAATGTAGTGACCGTCCTGCCGCTTGAGTCCTGCGTCGCGGGCTTTGCCGTCGGCTTGGAGTGACTCTTCGTGAGCACCATCCCAGGCGCCATTGGCGGCGGCCTGATTAATTCCCTGAATGATTTCGTATACTGTTGCCATGTTATTCTTCCTCGTTAGGTCGCCAGCCGCTTGTCCATCTTTCTTCACGCCCTTCGATATACTGTATATAACATCCGAAGCAAGCTTCAAATTTATTCATATACAAATCATCGCGGCAACGAAAAGAATATTTGCTGCAAACAGGACAAGTCCTATTATGATCTCTAGTAAGTAGTTTTTTGTTTATTAAAAATCCGTCTTGTTCTACTTTGTCTTGGGATTCAGCCAGTTTGGCAAACTTACGTTGCTCCTCTTGCGACTGGCTTATGTATTCCTTTTCCTTGTCTTCGCTCCAGAAACGCTTGGGGTTGTTGATTGTGGTGTCCCCATACTTCTGTGAGATTGCCTGCTCAAGTTTGGCGATATATTCTTGCTTGTCGCTCACTGTGTAACTATCTCCGTTGATAATGCAAAGATGCCAAGCGAGGTAAGGGTTCCGATTCCGAAGCCGAGGGCTACCATAAAGGGTGCTGTTCCCGGCTTGTTCTTAGTTACCAGATCATATAGCCTATCGTTTTCAGCAGTCTTGAGGATCATCATTGCCTCGTATTTGTCTTTCCAAGAGAGCAGTTCTATATCTTTATACGAAAGTAAAAGTTCATATTTTTCCTGCTGGAGCTTTAACTCGTACTCGACCCGAAGAGAACATTCAGCTTCGGCAAATGTTTTATCAGTGAGGATTTTTGCAGCAGCGTCGAGGGACAATAAAACTCCCTCAAACGGTACAGTATCTCCAGCCTCAACAGGAAGAACTGTGTAATCTGGAAATGTTTCCGATTCTTCGGCGAGGACTATTACAGGGGTGCTTAAAAATACTGCTAAATATATTGATAATAGCTTCTTAACCATTTTTCATTCCAAACGCTTCAGCCAACTCTCTGGCAAGCTTCTCTGGATCATTATAACTCTCATCAACGATTCTTTTAAGTTCTGCCTCTTTTTCTTTATCCATATCAATGCCGCGGTTTTTAAAGTCCTCTTCTATTTCTGTTCTTCGGCGCTGATGTTCTTTCAGTCTCTCATTCTTTTCAGAGATTTCTGTATTGTGAATGTGCGCTAGCGTTTCCATTTCTTGGTCGTGAGAATCTCGACGGGCGTCCATAAGGTCTAGGAGCCCAGCAACATAAGCACCATTGCGTGTGAGCGCGTATAAGAGAAATGCTACAACGATGCCCAAGCCCAGGACGATTACCCACCAGCACTTCTTAGCCCACAGATAGGCTTTCTTGGCTCCCGTTTTCAATCTTATTAGCGTTATCATTTATACCCCTTTAGCTTGGCTACTGCATCGATGACAGTCTGTCCACCAATATAAACGCAGGTGATAATAACCCAGTCGCCAGATGCTAAATCGGAAAACATTAAAAGGCTTGTTGCAGTCGCCCAAGCCAATAGTTTTCTAGATATTAACTTCTGTAATCCTTTATCTACTATGTGTCTCATATTTACGTACCTCGCACACTAATTAGAATCAGGAGCGCGCTATGTCGAAACAAGTTAAACTTAAGTTTAAAAAATCGTTGAAGAAAGCGGAGTTTGTTCATGCCGACCTTGAGTACCATGAAGAGTTGATCTCCGACGCCAAGAGAGAGTTCTTCGCCAAAGTTGAGGAGATTTTCAGTGGGCTCTGCGATGAAGATAAGAAGATGATCAACGACGCCAAAAGGAAAAAGATGGCTGCGCAGGCGAAGCGGGAGGAAGTCAAGAGGACAGAAAGCGATTCAGAGGAGGAGATCGGTGGTGTTCCGGAAAACGAAGAGATGCTATCGACCGAAGAAGAATCTGAGCATTCGGAAGGTGATGAGGAGGAAGAGTCTGGTCCGACCTCTATAAAATCTTCTGATTTAAGAAAGCTCTTCCACGATATTGCTGACCTCTGCCATCCTGATAAAACCGAGGCGCGGGGCTTATCTGTACGTGAAATTAAGAAGTTAGAAAAAGTATTTAAGGAAGCACAGTCTGCGTATAAGAATGGCAACTGGTACCTTCTATATGTCATTGCGCTCGACCTAGGTATAGAGGTCAAGGATCCTACAAGGGATCATATCGAGTGGGTTGAGGAAGACATCAAGTATACACTAGAGAAGATCTCTCAGATTGGAACCCTTGTTGTGTGGGTATGGTTTAACGGGGATGGACTTACAAGACTTATGGCTATGCAAAACTATTTTCAACAATCGTTCGGGTATGATCTACGTATCTAGTCATTGATTTATGCTAGCGAAGCCTCTAGTTTTATCAATTGTTATCTCGGTATCAACTATATCCTTCAGAGAGTCAACGTGAGAAATTAAGATCACCGTCTTGAAATACATCTTGATCACCTGTAGCATCCGGATAAACCCTTCCATATTCTCAGCATCGAGGGCGGTCCCCGGTTCGTCAAGAATAAAAATATTACCCTTTGGTAGCGATGATATAGAAAGTAGTGCAAGCCGTACTCCCATGGCGCTAATAGTCTTTTCGGCGCCTGAGCCCATCTCAATCGGGCGGGGTTCGTGTTTGGGGTGCTTAAGTAAAACATCCAGCTTGCGGCCGTCTTCTTGGAAATACACTTCAAAGTCGACTATGTTTGATAAAATCTTGGCAATCTCCTCATTGATTACCGGGAGGCGCTTCTTGATGATATCATACGCGATACCATTAGAATGCATGCAACGCATGAACAAATCATAAGCGGCGTATTCAGTTTCGATTTCTTCCTGGGCTAACTTCCGTGCGAGCAAATCTTCAACCTTTTGTTCAAGCGAACCAATCTGTCGATGATGCTGGTTGATTGTCTTTTCTAATAAAGTAATTGAGTCTCTCTTCTGCTCTATTCTGGCGACGGCGTGATCGCGAGTTGCAAGTAGGTTCTCAATATTCTGAATCAGTTCCTTCTTCTCCTCATAGAGATCAATCTTTTCTAGGACTGTCTTCAAAAGTCCCCTATTTGTCCTAGTCTTAGCGTACAAAACCTCAATGGAGACCTTGTTGTCTCGCTTTTCAATTTCGATATTGTTCTTCTTTATGATTGTTTTGTTATAGCGATCAATAATTTCTATCATTTCAGCCGAGTCGACAGAGACGATTTTTGCCTTGTGGTTTTTAGCATCATCTATCTCACTGACAATCTCTATCTTCAGGGATGGAAGTTCCTTCTGGGCCACATGCGCATCTCTGATAAATCGACAAGTGGGGAACGAGTCTCCACAGGGAACCTCATTTAGAAGTTCTAGTTTTTTGCTCAAGGACTTGTAATTGTTATCCATCAGGCGAGCGCGCGCAACAGTTTGGTCGTATTTGTCTTTGAATTCGTCGTACTCTCTCTTCTTCGATAAAAGCTCTTCGATATCTATGGTTGTCAAGAAATCATCGTATTCTTTTAGTTGCGCGTTGAAGTCCAGATTCTCCTGCTTAAGTTCTGTAATGTTAATCAAGGTGCTATCGATTTTCTCTTCAAGAGAGGTTCTGGACTCAAGGAGTCTTTTGATATCCAGCCGCTCGTCTGGTAGAGAATCGATCTGTGTTGTGAGGTTAGCAGACTCTAGTTCAAGTTCTACCAGTTCTTGCCTTAATCCATCACACTTAGTTTTCTCTGATCCTAGATCACTGGCAGCCTCTGAAAGCTGCACTTCTGCGACAGCGATGTCTATCTTATAATCTACATCCCCTAGTCGCCGAATGAGAGCTTTGAGGTCAGCGCCATCTTCTTTTGCTAGATTAAACTTTTTCTCAAAAATGTCTAGATCTAGGAACTTAGCAAGAATCTCTTTACGTCTGGTCGAGCCTTCCTTAATGAAAGATAAACTATCGAGTTGACTGGACATTGAGGTGAGAAGGAAATCCTCTATTGTGCCGAATCGCTTTCGGATATAGGCATCTGTTTCATTCCGGGTCGTACCGTTCATGCTTCTTGTTTCGCCCAAAATCAGATCGGAGCCCTTAAAATCCAAGAAGGTTCGAGCTTCATTCGTAACTTCGCCCTTTAGCTTTTTCACGTATTTCTCTGATGTTCTTTCAATGGTATAGGTTCTGTCGCCGACTTGAAGCTCTACGAGTCCGCGGCAGTTCTCCTTATACTGGTTAATGATGTTGTAGTTCTTACGCTCATTCTTCGATGTTGTGTTGAACATCGTATAGAGAAGCCCGTCAATAACACTAGATTTTCCTGAGTAGTTCTTGCCGAAAATGCCAACGATACCATTGAGGTTCGTGAAGTCTAATGTGTTTCCCTCGCCATAGTTGAATAGGTTGTCCCACTCAAACCGGTTAATATTCCAGTTAATGTTGCGAGCGACCTCTTCAGTTTCCTCAATCTTTGAGTTATACTTACGATTCAATTCAAAAACCCTATCAAGCATTTCTTCATCAGGCTCATAATCTACTAGATATTCACGGATAAGATCTTCCTGTACTCCCTTGTCACGAAGGTTTTCAACCTTAAAACCAGCGCCGATGTCAACCGTGCCTGTCTTGCCGGAGGCACGATTTAAGAAAGTGATGCTCTCAGGTTTGAAACGGTGCTTGGCCACTCCCACCGCTTTACGCATGACATCAAGAGGTAGGTTGTTGTTGCTCACAAGGCGCAGGCGCGCCCCAGCGGGAATCCGAGTGCCCTTCGGCATTCGCCCCTTTGGTGTGAGTTCAATCGTCACAAATGGCTTGGGGTTACGTAGGATATGATGTTTTACACTGAAGGTGTTCTTATCCTCGATCTCCCAGATCAAGAAGCCCTTGTCGTTGGTCTCGCCGTGATTCTGCTGAACGGTGCTGCCGCAATACCTCACGCGCCCTTCGGTGTCGAGGATCTGATTTGTCTTATGAATGTCGCCAAGCATAGCGTAGTCGTGACCAGCAAAGACACCAATGTCATGATCCCCGTGATCCATCACCCAGCCAGTGTCAGTCTTGACGCCAGATACGGCGCCGTGATAAAGTGCGATGTTGATGCGCTCCGGGTCACTAGGAGCAACCCAGTTATCTTCGTCAAATACAGATAATACATTGAGCGCGAGATCCGGCTCTACGACGGTCTCGCCGGCATTCTTGAGCAGATGTAGGTCGGGTAGGTCCAGAGCCTTCACAATGGGCGACAGGGCGTCCTGGCGCGTACTATTCTTTAGGTTGCCGTCGTGGTTTCCGCACAGGATGTACGTAGGGGCAATCGCCTCAAGGCTTCTGAAGAAATCTGAACACATTTCTACGAACTCCGGAGAGATTTGTGTCTTTGTGTGGGCGATGTCGCCACAGTGTACGATGTAGTCTACGTTTTCTTTTCGTAGTGTTTCGTATAATTGCTCGAAAACAATCTTATACTCGTAATGAAACTTTAAATTTTTTATATGCGTGTCCGCAATATGCGCGATCTTATACACGTAGTTATCCCCTAAGCTATGATACTAGTATACAGGATGGGTAGGTGGTGTCAAGGATTATTTTGACTTTTATGGTCCCAAAAGATATCGTTCTATTCTTCCCAGTAGAAGGTCAAAATCGCTTCGGATATGATCCATCATCTCCTGAGGGTCTTCCCCGGCACTCAGAAACGGGTCCAAAAGGTTTTTAACATTTCTGTGAGTACTCATGGTCGCGATGTCCTGACCCTTCATTATTGTCGTAGTTACCACGTGCTGCGCGGGAGCACCGGAAATCATGCTCTCTGATACTTCTTCCTTGATAATCTGTCGTAGTTTTGCTTTTGAGATCTTCATTTTATAATTCCTTGTCGAGCGCTGCCATAACAACGCTGACATTCCTGCGCTGATGTTGCGAGAGACTACTGACAACCTTGCTCAGCGCTGACAGTCCTCGGGACGGGGAGCGCTCTAGCCTCGCAACAACGGGCCAAAAGAGGCCACGCTGGACCGATGCTGCGGGGAGTCCTGCTTTCACGAGATCCTCTGTTGAAACTCCGAAACCTTCTTCCAGTCCTAGTCCGCGCTCTTCTTGCAAGGTGTCCTCTTCATCTGGAAGAACCGGGGATGACCATTGTCCGCCGACCGGGGGAGTGGAGTCAGTGGCAGACGCTGCGGCGCCTTGCATGATATTTTGGAGTCCAACTTCGTCGTAGAGATCTCCCAAAGTGATTGCTGCTACGGATTCCATATCAATGAGTGGTAGGTCACTCCGGGATTGGGCCATAGTTGCCAGTGTAATACTTGCTGCATCCTGGGGATTGTCGGGGTCGACCACTTCCATCGCATCCTGCGCTAGGGCTGGGAGGAGGGGTTTTAACTTGTCCCAGATGGGATCATCCTCAAGCGGCTTCTGCTCGTTCAAAAATCTCTTCCAGTTTTCCATTATAAGTTTCATTTTACTGCTCCGCTCGGGGGAACAGATTGGCTTTCTCAACTGCGGCGAGGATCTTTTCCCAGAGAGATGGATCTTTCGGGTCTATCCCTAGTGCTTCGGCCGCGGCAAGCCTGCCCTTCTCGTTCTCTGCTTCTAGATCGTACTCTCCAAAGGGTTCGCCTTCGTATGTGGGCAACTCAGGTTCGAAGTCATCGTCGGTTAGCGCTGGCATTGTCATGTCTGTTCGCTTCCCTTCGCGGGAAAGCTCTTCTCTAATAATTTCTTTTAGTCTTTGTTTGGTGATTTTCATTGTTCTATTCGTTCCCTCGGCGCGCCATGTTCCGAAGTGATCTTTCGTAACCGGCGCGGCCTTCATCCGGAAGTACCAGGGCTTCGGCATCGTCGACGACTGGGTCCTCGGTGTCCGGCTGTTGGGGCAGCAGCAGTTCTAACGCGGTGACCATTTGCTGCATAGCCTTGTCGGCGCCGGTGCCTTCGGGGGTTGATGTGGCAGTCGTGATAGCGGCCCGGACTGATGCAACGAACTCTTCGCTAGCGCCCAAGGAAGTGGCTACTTGCTGCAGCCTCACGTGCGGAGGAATGCCGGCTTCGTCGCTTTCGCCTAGCCCGCTTAGTTCTTCTTTAATAATCTCTTTAAGTCTTGTTTTGCTTATTTTCATCTGATTTTCACTCCATTGAACCTCAGGGCGTCATGTATTGCGTCATTAATATCGGTTTCATCCATCTTGTTTTCTACTGCATTACCGACCCAGACTTTGACCGCATCGCGTAATTCTTCATACCCGGGTGGGAGGGGAAGGCTCTCGTCGTTATTCTCTAAATCGCTCTGATCGACATTTCCCAAAGCACTCATTCGGACCCCTGCCTCCGAAAGCTCTTCCTTGATAATCTCTTTAAGTCTTTGTTTGGTGATTTTCATTGTTATTCTCGGTGAAAGAGGAATGCAACCCATTCCTCGGGAGTGTGGTGCGCAACATTCCAGGGATTTTCGTTAATTTCATCCTTAAGATGCCTCGTGGCGCGCTCCCAACCGTACTTAATCATCTTAGGAAGAAGTAGTTCGGCGGCTTCGAGGGCTTCGTCTTCCTCTGGATGTTCTTCGGAGAATAGGTGCTCTTGGTAAATTGTCGCGGCCAAGTCCTCGACTCGGGGATCAGTATTCCCGGTTGGGCCATCGGAGGTCTCACCGAGGGTCCTCGAAAGCTCTTCCTTGATAATCTCTTTAAGTCTTAGTTTGGTGATTTTCATACTGGGAGTCCTGTCTTCTTCGCCAAGAACTTGTGTCCCGCTTGGAGGAACTGCTGGAGAATTTCCTCGGGCAAGCCGGCTATTCTCTCCATAAACGCAGGAATGCCGCCAGCGGCCGAGCCGGGCTGGACTGTTTCAATCCGGGTATAGGTCTGTTTAATGGCGTCAAGAAGTTCCTCTCGTGAGTTTTCTTTCAAAACACTCGAAAGCTCTTCCTTGATAATCTCTTTAAGTCTTGTTTTACTTATCTTCATTTGGCTTCTTCCTTTTTCCGAACGTATCTTTAGCTTCTCGAATGAGTTGTCGTTTCCACACTTCTTGCTGGATCAGCGATTTGAACTCGGCTAGTAGATGTGAGTAATTCTCTTTCATTCTTCATATTGACATCGCAAGCGTCAACAATAAATAGTTGTCTGGAGTGATAAGCGTCGCATTTTCCAAGCATTTCTGGAATTGTTCCTTTTTCATCGAGCCAACATCCTCGTTGTCGCCGATATTTACCTTCCAAACCTCAATATCAAAATTCAGTAGAGTCTTTATAATCTCCAGCTCTTTCTTTGTTGCGTCCGGATCGAGGGCAATGTAGACACCGGCATCCTCTTTCACGATCCTGCGGAGCAAAAGCGAGTGTTCGTTTAGAGTAGAACCTAGGATAGGAACCGAGTTACGGCCAGCAATAATCGCATCAAATACCCCTTCGACCAATATAATGTTCGAACTCCAATCCACAAACAAATCATTAAATACAATGTTCTTGCTTGCTGGAGGGTTCTTGTACTTCGGATAAAAGGCTTTATCATAGGACCGTGATATAAAGTAGTTCAGATCACCGTCTTCGTCAAAGGATGGAATGATTATTCTTCCCTCATAATCTCCGGAACAACAATAGCCCAT